GCCCCGCGAAGGACGCGGCGGCCCCGGCACCGCAGACGTGAAGTTTGCCATCGCCTGCCCGGTCTACAACTACGAGTCCGGCAAAGTCCAAGTCCTGCAGATCACCCAAAAGTCCATCCTCAAGGAAATCGACCAGATCTCCCAGATGGAGGACTACGAAAACCTGCTGGAGTGGGACTTCACGATCAGCAAAAAGGGCTCGGGCCTGCTGACTGAGTACACCGTGCGCCCCGTCCCCCGCAAAAAGGGCAGCCAAGAGCACATCGACGCCGCCTGGCTAGAAGCCAAGGCCGAAGGCTTCGACATCACCCGCCTGCTCACTGGGGGCAATCCTTTCAAAGCCGCCTAAGTAACACTTTGAAATTTTCAAGGCCCCTAACCAGGGGCTTTTTTAGTGGTATTATCAGATTGGGAAAGAATAACTAAATGGCCTCCAACACCCAAGACACGCTGGCAGGACTGCGTAAATGGAGGCTGGAGCAAGACAACAGTGGCCCCTTCCGGGTCTACCGCGACATTAACGGCAATATCTACCACTCTGTTACACACATCCTCAAAGAAACAAGCGATAAAACCGGGCTGGAGCGCTGGGAAGCCCGCCTCGGCCCCGTCGAAGCCACCCAACAACGGAATGTGGCAGCAACTAGGGGCAACATGGCCCACAACCAAGCGGAATATTATTTAAAGACGGCAATGCAGCTGGCTAGAAGTACAGCCAACAAACGCAATTCCATTCACTGGGACGAGCAAGGACTGGCGCGAATTCCGGTTCCGATTACACAATGGGCACTCAAAAAAGTCCGCCCCCATGTACCACGTGTTGGTTGGAGCGCATCAGGTTACGCACGCGGCCTATCTGACTGGATCAACGAGAACGTAACCGAAATTTTCGCCAGTGAATTTAGTTCCCACCACCCAGGCGGCTGGGCTGGAACTTGTGACGCCCTGCTTTGCCTGAAAGGTAAAGGAAATGGCCTACACATTGTGGACTGGAAAACTAGCGTGGGGCGTAAAACCGACTGCAACGACAGGCTTCCCAGCGGCCATTCATATATCGATCAATGCGGCGCCTACAGCCTTTCACTCAAATACATGACCGGCTTAGAGTTAGCTGGAGCAGCCATTGTTTTAGCCCGCCGCTGTGGAACTCCCAACGTCCACTACATGAACCGGGAAGAACTTGAAGCCGCAGAAAATTCATTCAAGAATCGCGCCATTCAATACTTCTCGGACCTAAAGGTCCTCGAAAACCCCATTCATGAAACAGCCTGAATCACTTCCTCTCGGTATAACGTGCCATGCATGCCGCTGGTACGTATCTGACACCTGCCGGCGCCATTCACCAGGCCATTCAGGATGGCCATTCACTACAGACTCTGACTTCTGCGGTGACTGGAGCCAACGCTACGAACTGACCCCGGACGGTAAGTGGCAGCCTGTCGTGGAGCCTGATGGCACGTCTCGTGAGTCTCACTTGAGACGCAAGGGCAGAGGGTAGTGCAAACGAACTAGTCCCCCCAGACTGCGGGAGCCTGGGGGGATGCTGGAACGTCAGACCTTGGCTGGCTTACGGGATGCCTGGCGCTTCCCTTTGTTGGTGCGCGGCGTTTTTTGTTTTTCCACAGGCTGAACTTGTGGAATCTGTGGAAAACCGCCAGCGGCCAGAATCTGCTCAGCCGTCAGAGTCTGCTGGCTGATGCTGGCACGTTCCAGCACTTCCTGGAACGCTGCAGCCTGCCTCAGCTTCTGCTGGCGCTGATGTAGGTCCGGCAGGGTCTCAAGGTTCCAACGACTGGAGCCGATCTTGCTGGCTTCTGCGCGGTTTTCGCTCAGCCAGGCAAGCACCGCATCATCACAGGGGTGATTCTGGGCCAGCCATAGCTTGTCTGCCCACTCGATCTTGAGCCTGCGGGCTGATTCCCGTTCCGCTTCCCTGGAGCGTTTGCGCTCCCGTTGGGTTGCCCATTCTCCGTTTGCCATTGGTCTTGGCAGGTTGTCACCTCTAACAGTAACAGCAACCCCGCCAACCGCCAGCCACGTTAAGACGTGTAACAGTAACAGCAGAGAATGGCTGGAGCTGAGGCTAGGATCTGGAGCGAACCACCTAGGGAGACGATCCCACCATGGCAAACGAAGTATGGGTGCACCCGGTACCCGCTCAGCCCGACGACTTTCTGCAGCTGCACTACGACAATCAATACGGCTACCCGGAGGGTGCCCATACCAGCATTTACCAGCATCCCTGGAGCCAGCATGACTACATGGGGTTGGCGGCTGAAGTGGAGATCACCCGCGCTGATGATGATGGCTACCGGGTCCGGCTGATTGTCTACAGCTGGAGCGCCATGGCACCCGGCTGCAGCCCTTCCGTATTCGAGCTGATGGATGGTTGCAGCTGCACCGCTTGGGATACCCACGAGACGTTTGGCCGCTTCACTGACGCGGAGGCATTCGCTCAGTTTGCCTGGAGCCGCTGGCGTGCTACCGGGACCGGCGGATCAACCGGGATGAAATGGCGTGATGATCTGGACTCACGGCTGAACCCGATCCCACTGGAGCCGGCGCTGGCTTGACCGCTGGCCCGGTCGGCTGTATTGTATTTCACGAGACCCAACCCATAGGCTCACCCATGGCAACATTTTCCACACTGACCAAGGCTGAACAGGCCGCATGGCTGGAGCGCCGCGACAATGCCGCCCGCCGCTTTGCCCTTCCCGCGTCAGATTTCGAGGAGCTTTGCAGAATCGAGCACACCCTCCAGCGCTGGAGCGAGCGTGAGTGCAACGGTGAAATCCAGCGGGATGAGGATGGCACGCCTCGCCGCTACATCGCCGACCGATTCGGCGACCCCACGCGGAAAGGTCCCATCATCCCGGACGCGGAAGCTGGAGCGATCAAACGGGCCAAGGCTATCGCCAACCGCAACGGCGGCTGGTTTTACCACCAGCAAGACCCACGCGGCTGCCAGGTGTATTTCTGGCGCTCAGCTGATTTGCTGGAGCGTACCGGCGGCGACGGCTCCCGCAGTATCGAGGAGTTTTACAGCACCGTGGCGCTGGCTTGCTACTTCTGAATTTTCGAGGGCTGGAATTTTCGAGGCTCGGCTATCCCTGCCGAATTTTCCAGCCTGCGCCTAAGATTGAAGCAAACGGCCAGAGATTCTAACAATGTCGGACGCACCGGAAGCTAACAACGTGGCGCCGGATGCTGCGCCGGAAACTGTAAACAATAAACAACGACCCTTTGGGAAACGTAACCCTAATGCGGTTATTGAAGAACGGCAGAAGCGTTTGTACAAACGGCAGTTGACGGGTTTACCTGTTCGCCAGCTGGTGCTAGATCACGCGGATCGTGAGGGTATCGCCGAAGCTACAGCCTGGAGAGACTGGGAAACGGTTTCCCTGTGGAATGAGCAGGATTGGAGCAAGGATCGTGAACGCATAGTCTCACGTCTTCAGGCTATGCGCATGCGCGCAATCGACGCTGCAATCCGGAAGGGCCAGATCGGTTCCGCTCAGCTTCTGATGCGAGACCTTGGCGCTGTGGTTGGAGAGGTCGCACCGGAAGCACAGGCAGCCGCTGCCCCCACGCTTCAGATCACGGTGGAAGACAAGCGCCATTCATAACGGCCATTCATTCATTCATTCATTCATTCATTCATTCACTGGAGCCATTCATGCCATTCATACCATTCATGCCATTCATGCCATTCATGCCATTCATGCCATTCATGCCATTCATGCACACGCAAGCTAGTACATACGCATTGTAGTACAAATGTATTACAATACACTTATACTATAGTACAAATGTATTACAGTATGGGTGTACTGCCCCGCAGCCTGGGGCCTGTCAGACCCTAGGCTGTCGCGGCTATAAGGTACTCTTATTTGTAACAGTATTGACTGGCGACAGGAATCTGGCTTATGACGGGTGAGTCCTGATCGCCACCACCTATGGCAAGGAGAATCGAACGCGCAATGGTTGACGTCTTGCGCACCATCAACGTTAATCGCTCGGGCATTATTTGGTCGCGCGACAATACGACAATCGAAATTGAACACTGCGGAATCTACCTAACACCAGGCTACGAAATGTTGGTGCATGTTCGCCTACACGGCAACAATATTTGTACCTACAATCGAACAGGCGAGACTGTAACCTTACGCGACTGCGGATACCAAACCGCCACCACCAAAAGCAGGCTTAACGCTTTGCTGGCGTATTTCTCAGACTATATCAACGGCGGTTGGTCGCGCTTTGGCATATACCAAAGCAAGCACGTTTGGTACTTGCAGGAATCTAGTTTGCACTACCAAGGCCCGGGCCGTGATTCTCACCCCTTCCTGCCGCTTAAGCCTGTTGAGTGGCCTGGTGAGCTGACCGTATCCGTCAGTCGGAATATTCCCTGACGTTAAGATTTGCAACATGCCCGGCGATCCGGGCCGATCCGTCTTACTGTTACTCACAAGCGGCAACCCAGACCGCACAACCCCACAGAATCATGATCAACCAAACCACTGCGCTGACCCTTAACGCTGATATTTCCGGCGTGGATCTGAATGACGAATTGTTTGTCGCCAACATTAAGGGCGGCGACTCTATCCGCATAAACGGGATAACGATGGAGATGTGGCTCCGTGAGATCCGCTATTTGATCTCATCGTTTGAGTGGCGCTCAGAAGGTAAACAGCAGGAACACAAACAGCAGCTGGAACTTCTGCAGGATTCTCTCGCGGACGTGCTGCGCAAAATCAACGCTAAGACGGAGGCGGCAGCATGAGACGCACCCATACCCTGGCGCTGCTGCTGATTGGCGCCGGCATCCTGGCGATGGGCGCCGATAATGCCCACCAGCTGGCACGATGCGAGGCTACCGGCCGGGGCCCGGCTGAATGTCGGCTGCTAGTGCTCGGGCGCTAGCGGGACTAGTACAACCAAACCACTACGGGCCGGCATCACACAGCCGGCCTTCTGTGTTACTGCAATATAACGATACTGTTGTATTGCACTATCACAGGGGGGCAGTATCGCGATTCTGTGCTGGCGTGTCGGGGGCCTAGGAACCTACTGATACATTCGAATTTCCCTCTCCTGTTACACACCCGGGGGAGGGGTTGAAAATCCTGTAATAACCTAGAAGGTACCCGTCTAATACAAATGCCCGAATCTGCTGGAGCACTCACCCTCCGCTACGCCCAGGGTCAGGTCTTCAACAGCCGCAAACGCTTCAGAGTGCTGGTAGCAGGTCGCCGCTTTGGAAAAAGCTACCTCTCATGCATCGAATTATTGCGTGGGGCGATAGAGCGGCCGGGCGAAACCTTCTTTTACGCGGCCCCTACATACCGAATGGCGAAGGACATTGCCTGGAAAGTCCTCAAAAAGTTAGTCCCAAAAGCCTGGGTAAAGAGCAAGAACGAAACGGACCTGAAGCTGGAGCTAGTGAACGGCTCAACAATCGAACTGAAGGGCACTGAAAACGCCATGGCCCTACGCGGCCGCAGCCTCGCTGGCGTGGTGCTCGACGAAGCCGCGTTCATGAGTGCCGACGTCTGGTTCGAGGTGATCCGCCCCGCTCTTGCCGACAAACAAGGCTGGGCTTTATTCATCTCCACCCCGGACGGCACAGCCAGCTGGTTCTACGAACTCTGGCAATACGCGGATAGCGGCGACTCCAACTGGAGCCGCTGGCAATTCACCACTATCGACGGCGATAACGTTCCCCCAGAAGAGATTGAAGCCGCCCGAGGTCAACTCGACGCCCGCACTTTCCGCCAGGAATTTGAAGCCAGCTTCGAAAACCTAAGCGGCTTGGTCGCCGTGAGCTTCAGCGACGACAACATCAGCCTGGAATCCGAGGACATATCCTTCCTCCCGCTCCTTTTGGGCGTCGACTTCAACGTCGATCCAATGTCCGGCATCTGCGCAGTCCGCAAAGACGACACTTTGTACGTCTTCGACGAGATCATGCTCACGGGCGGAGCCACCACCTGGGACTTCGCGGAGGAAGTCACCCGCCGTTTCGGCGTGGATCGCCGCGTCATCGCCTGCCCGGACCCCACGGGTGGCGCCCGCAAAACCAGCGGCGTGGGACTAACAGACCACAACATCTTGCGCCGCAGCGGTTTTAACGTCTCCAGCCCCAAAGCCCCCTGGAAAATCCGCGACAAAATCACCGCCGTCAACACCGCCCTCTTAGATGCGACTGGAACACGCCGCACAATCATCCACCCACGCTGCAAAGAACTAATCAAGTCCCTCCGCACACTGACCTACGCCCCTGGCACGGGCCTCCCCAACAAAAACCTTGGCGTAGACCACGCTTTCGACGCTTTTGGCTACCTCTGCCTCCAGCAATTCAACCTCGCCAAGCACGGCGTCCTCGGCCAAACCAGCTACCGCCTCTACTAACCCCTCGTAGACTGGTACATATGCCGCTTTGCGATGGCCAAAAAACCGACAAAAGCGGAGAAAAAGGTCTCCAAGGTGATGCGCGAATACAGCGCTGGAACACTTAAGTCCAGTTCGGGCAAAAAAGTAACCAGCCGCGACCAAGCAATCGCCATCGCACTAAGCGAAGCGGGCAAATCCCGCCCCAAAGCCACCAAAAAAGCCAAGAAATAGCGATGGCACCCAAGAAAAAAGGCCTTTACGCCAATATCGCCGCCAAACGCAAGCGCATCGCTGCTGGCTCGGGCGAAAAAATGCGCAAACCGGGCAGCAAGGGCGCCCCAACTGCTGCTGATTTCCGTGCAGCCGCCAAAACGGCCAAAAAACCCAAAAAGTAACGACCCATGGCCACTGGAACCGGCGCCGTCTACGACGGCGAATTAACGATTTACCCCGCCCAAAGCCGCACTACTGCGGGCTCTTTGGACTTTTTAGATGTAACCGCCGGCCATACCTGTTTCCAAGTCAAGGTGACTGGTTTCGTTTCGGGCCACATCGACGTCGACTTCTACGGAAGCCTCAACAGCGACTTCGGCCTCATCACTGTCGCCACCAAGCACGCTGGAGCCCAACGCATCAGCGCCAACGGCACCTATCTGTACTTCGTACAGGACCGCCCAGTCCGCAGCTACCGCTTCGAGGTAGTGACTATCACTGAACCAGGCCCAACCATCACGGTCACGCTTGGAGCATTTTCCGCTAACTAATGATCCAAACCATTAACGGTGGCTGCGTCCACATCGAAATCGACGCCGAGGACGGTCTAACGCACGCCACCTTTGTATTTAAGACCCCACAAAACCCCGAAATCATCGGTGGTTTCGTGACTATGTTGACCCAAGGCATCGAAGTGCTGGTGCCTATCACCGACCCCGACGACGAGGAGGAAGACGATGATTGAATATCGCGGCGAAAAATTCTCCGGCTACAACAAACCCAAACGCACCCCAAATCACCCCACTAAATCACACGTAGTCCTCGCAAAAGAAGGCAACGAAGTAAAACTAATCCGCTTCGGCCAACAGGGCGTCTCTGGATCGCCCAAGAAAGAGAACGAGAGCGAGGCAGACCGCAAACGGCGCGAAGCATTTAAAGCACGCCATGCGGCTAACATTAAAAAAGGAAAGATGTCGGCTGCCTACTGGGCCAACCGCGAAAAATGGTGACTAAATGACCTACGCAGTCCCGGGCCGCTACCCAACCAACATCGTCTCCACCACCTACCAGGGTGGAACAGACAGCCCGTTCAACCGCACTGCAGCGGTCCTGAACATGATGAAGGGCTGGGAGATCATGAAAGCGGTCACCCGTGGCACGGAATATCTGCGTGAGAACAGCGAAGCCTTCCTCCCGCTGGAACCCCGCGAGGACTACACGGCCTACTTGAGCCGCGTCAACCGCGCTGTCTTTTCGCCATATACACAACGCCTGGTCCGCGCCGCCGCCGGCCTGATCATGCGCAAACCGATTGCACTCGAAGGCGACCCGTACTGGCGCGAAGTCTTCGCCAAGGACGTTGACGGCTGCGGCTCCGACCTAGACGAATTTGCCCGCCGCCTGGTGATTTGCAGCCTGACCTACGGGCACGCCAATATCCTGATCGACTTCCCGGCCCCAACCGAAATCCGCAGCCTCGCTGAAGAACGCGCCTTAGGCCGCCGCCCCTACTGGGTCGAGGTCGACCCCTTCGACGTCTACGGCTGGCGCCTGGACCGCGAAGCCGCCTACGGCACCTTGACGCAGGTCCGCATCCACGAGCAAGCGATTGTTCCTGACGGCAAGTTCGGCGAAAAGGTTTACGACCAAATCCGCGCCATCTACCCGGGCCGCTACGAGATCTACCGCCAAAACAACGTCCAAAAACCCCTGGGCCACGGCTTCGCCGAACCCCTCAACAACAGCAGCGACTACGAACTGATCGACTCGGGCACCTACAGCCTCGACCAAATCCCACTTGTCACGACCTATAGCAACAAGGTCGACACCCTCGTCAGCCGGCCCCCACTACTAGACGTCGCTTACCTGAACCTGGCGCATTTCCAACGCCAAGCCGACCTAATCCACAGCCTCCACATCGCATCCCAACCGATGCTTGTCCTTGAGGGCTGGGACGACCAAACCAAGGACATGGCGGTCAGCGTGAACTACGCAATGGCCACTGCCCCGGGCAACAAGGTCTACTACGTGGAGCCCGCAGCTAGCGCATTTGAAGCGCAGAGCAACGAAATCCGCGAACTGCAGCAGCAAATGGCAACGCTGGGCATCAGCACCCTGAGCCAACAGAAGTTTGTTGCTGAATCTGCCGACGCCCGCCGCCTGGACCGCGTCGACACCAACTCCATGCTGGCTGCCGTCAGCCTCGACCTGGAGCAAACCCTACAAAAAGCGTTCGACTTTGCCGCCGCCTACCTCGGCTTGGAACCACCTGAGGTGAGCATCAGCCGCGACTTCGACATTGACCGTTTAATCGGCCAAGACGTCACCGCGATCACCGCCCTCTTCGACAAGGGCGTTATCACCCTGGAGGAAGTCCGCGCCATTTTGACCCAAGGCGAAATCCTCCCCTCGATGGAGCTAGGCGCACTGCCTGACGAAGAACCGGGCGAAATGGAATCCCAGGACGACGAACCAGAAGACGAAGAATCCCCCGGCGAAATGGAGGACGAATCCGACCTCACCCCCGACCGGATGGAGCAACTGATGCAAGCACTGCTGGGGCAGTAAGTCGATGCCAACTGCAGCGGACTACCTCACGCTGGCGCAGGTAGCGACGCTGCTACGTCTCGCCAAACGCCTTGAAGCACTGGAGGAGCAGGGACCACCTGCCCCAGGTGAACAAGGCCCTGCTGGTGCGGACGGCCTACAGGGACCACAAGGCGAGCCCGGCCCACGCGGCCCCGCTGGAGCACAAGGCCCGCAAGGACCCCAAGGCGAGGTCGGTCCTCGTGGCGAACGGGGTGAAAAAGGCGACCGTGGCGAAATCGGTCCTAAAGGCGAACGCGGCGAAATCGGCCCCGCCGGTCCCGTCGGCCCCAAAGGCGACAAAGGAGACCCTGGAGCGCCCGGCCCCGAAGGCCGCCCGGGCATCAACGGCCTCAACGGCCCCACTGGAGCAAGCGCCTACGAAATTGCCGTCGCCGACGGCTTCGAGGGCACCGAATCCGAGTGGCTCGAAAGCCTTGTCGGCCCCCCAGGCAAAAAAGGTAAAGACGGCGAAGACGGCTTAAACGGCCGCCCGGGCATCGGCATTGCCAGCGGCGGCACCACCGGCCAAGCCCTCATCAAAACCAGCGACACCAGCTACGACACCGGCTGGAGCGACGTTCTCACCTCCAACACGACCGGAATCACTGGCGCAACCGCCATCACCAACGTGGTGAAGATCAG